ACAATGTTAAAGCCAGAATTTAAGGCTGTAACATTCGAAATACGTTCCTTACCCTTCGTCTTGTAATAATCTCTCCCCGTATTACCTGTTTTGGTAGATATGGCAACAGGGGCATTGCTGGTCAATCTTCTGTTAAGGTTATCAATCCTCTTATTGAGAGACTTTAACTTTTTATTAACTTGAGTTTTACTTGAGTTCATTGTGTATTGGATCCCACCGAGAACTTTAGCGGTGCGACTATACATCTTCATTAACCGTTCATCACGGCTGGCCGTGTAGTCTGTTGACTTTCCGGTTCCATAGGAGCCTTAGTACTGAAGTATTAAGACGACTACAGCATCCGAATCGTCACAGTTTTGGACCATTTAATAATGAAGACCCAATTACAAGGAACTAATACGAGCAAGTAATAACTGTGCAGACTTCTTTGGATCTTTGAAGCCTGTTGTTCCATCCATGTGATAAGTCTTAACAGGAATTAGTTTTTCTTCCTTTTTAAGATATCTATCTCTGGTTTGGCTGATAGGTGGATCAAATCTAGTTGAATCTGTATCAGTCTCAAGTCTGGTACTTGAGCTACCATCTGCTGGTACTTTCGTCAAGTAAGAGCTGATAGTAGGTTCAAATGAAGCTACAACTCTAAATTCTTTATTGAGTGTATCTTCTACCTTTATCATAGGAATATGATTAAATCTTTTAATCAAATCTTTAACATATTTCCTAAACTTGTATAAACCAGGATGTTTAACAAGTAGTTCTTTCTTTTCGTAATCAGATGGAATCCTTGCTAAGAGCGGTAAATTATGCTGTCTCTTTAACTCAAGTGATTCAAATTCATTCAGTGGCTGGGTCACTGGTATAATTTTATATTTATCATAGTAACCCATGTTGAGGCTAGTTACCTCCTTTTCCATATACTGCTTTAAGCTTATGTTTTCGGCGGTACCTTCAGAAGATTCTTCCTCTTGGATTAATCTTACCATAAGTCTTTTAGGTAATATTCCTTTATTTCCTACTTGGCTTAACTTCCACTCGTACCATTTAGCTAACCCTTTCTGATAGGTTGTAAATTTCACATGGTCCTTTAATTCAGGATACCATTTGAAACCTAAACCTCCATACCATCTACTCATAAAGAGGTTTCTTTTACCTTCATGAGTAAGGTCTTCTATAACCTTCTTGTGATAGTATATAAATCTTTTATGGGCATCCCATTTATCCATAGCACCATCCATTACTGATTGGTACCATGACCATAATGGTTTGGCCTTTAAAGGGTCACGGCCTGTAGTCTTGGCTTTTCCGGTTAGTAATCCCAAATTATAAAACGGAACTCTTTCTAAATCAAAAGAGCCGTAAGGGTTCCCGTGTAACCAAAACATCTGTGAATTAATAAG